GAGTAACAGTATCTACAGTTAGAATACCGACATCTAGATTTGCAGAGGTGATAGGGGAGAGTGACGTGTTAGACTTAGGATCTTTTGTATCTGAAAGTTTAAATGTTTTTGCTGATTCATCATAGAAAAATGCTGCATTACCCTGCGCACCACGATTAAATAGAATACCAATATCATTTGCAGGTGAACCAGTAGTTCCATTGGCTAACATGATCATGGTGTCATCAACATCCATGTTAGTAGTGTTGATAGTGGTTGTATCACCGTTTACAGTTAAATTGCCTGTGACGATAACATCATCAGTAAAGGTGGTTGTAATATTATTAGCTGCTCGTCTTGCTTCTACAGCATCAAGTTGTGTTTGAATAGCAGACGTTACACCATTGACATGATTTAATTCAGCTAGGGTCGTAGTAGCTACTGAGATTTTACCACTACTATCTGAGGCAAGTGCTCTTGATACTGTTAAATCGCCGGTAAGAACTGTAGAAATAGCACCTGCAATATTAGCAGTACGACGAGTCTCAACTGCCGCCACATTATCTTGAACAACATCGACATTTGCATTTAGTCTTGTAAATGTAATAAAATCGTTTGAAGCGGCTACTAGTGTATTTGCTGCAATTCTAGCTTGAAGGGCTGTATCTTCGTTAGTAAAAGTGGTAACGTTTGTAGTAAGACGAGCCTGTAAAGCGGTATCCTCATTAGTAAAGGTAGTAACGTTTGTAGTAAGACGAGACTGAAGTGCAGTATCTTCGTTAGTCATAATAGTAACGTTTGCAACTCGTCTAGCTTCAATAGCTGTTTGAATTGTTACGTTAGAGTCGCGTCTGCTCTCAACAGCAGTTACATTGTCCTGCACAATATCAAGATTAGCGTTTAGTCGTGTTTCTGTGTCAGTAGCATCCCCACCTGACCCAGCAGCTGCAATCCCAGCGGCTAGTTGAGCTGCGTTAGCAGATATATTAGCAACACCACCTAGTTGAGGAGTGGTAAGATTAGCTTGTTTACCTGAAGTGCCTGTGATAGTGATACCTTCACCACCAAGCTCAGAAATGGTTATAGCCCCAAGTTTAATTGAAGAGCCACTTAAATATAGATCTTTCCATTTGTTAGAAGCTGAACCCAGATCATAGGTGCTATCAGCGGATGGAATGCCATTAGCAGAAAAGGTGATTGTATGACCACCAGTGTCAACTATAGATGCTACGTTTGCCTCTACAGCATCTACATTGCCAGATACTACATTAATGTTGGAGTTAAGTTGGGTATAAGTAACAAAGTCGTTTGCGTAGCCTACAAATTCTCTGAGTTCGTCAAGTTGTACTTTTTTAGTCTGATCATTGTTGATATCGACAATTGGTAGAACGTCGGTGGTAGCGAGATCGCTTGCTCCAATAGCGGTAAGATCAGTAATTTTTACGTTTGCCATTTAAAATCCTTTGCGCACTGATTTACACATATTTAAACACAATATATTTTCGCTGTCCAACCAAAATTTATCTAAGTCTTTCAGTAGTCAAGACATTACCATCTTGAGCTGTTAAAAGATTGCCGTCCTGTGTAAGAAAATTATTCCCCGAAGCACTGAAAGGATGGTTAAGAGCTAAATTTTTACCATCCTGTGTGATGAGGTTGTCATCGTTTTGAAGCACGATAAGATCAAAAACATCATCTGCAATATCTTGATTTGTTACCAGCGGGTTACCGCCCTGATTAACAATTAAATCGCCAGCCTGTGTGAGTAGGATGCTAAGATTTTCTTGAATGTCAGGAGCGTTTACTTCATCTTGAGTTACAATATGGTGTCCACGCTGCGTGATGATTGTATCACCATTTTGTGCAAGCAGATTAAAAAATCCGTCATCAGGAAAACGACGACGAATTGATGTTAAGGTGAGGGCTAGCCTTAACTTAGTCGCTCCCATTATTCTCTCTCAGAGATATAGAGCTTTCCATCAGAGGAGGACCCAATTACTGCGACATATTTATCATTGTTTACAGCTGATGTTTCATCTCCTAGTGAAATGTCATAAGGAATGTCAGCAGGTAAAAAATGTGAGGTGACGTTAGAAGCTGTTACTGATGCGTCACCAGTTTCAATAAACGCGTCTTGAGTAGAAAATAGCGTTACTACACGAATTGAATCTGAAAACTGTGGTGAGGTGTTTGAAGCGCCCACAGTAAAAGGAACTTGATGTCCACGATTAGGTCTAAATCCTAACACCGGAATTGCAGCGTTACCATCATCTCTTGGTTGTTTACTCATCTATCTCTCCGCGGTCGGCATCGTTTGTAACTTTGCGCGAAGCGCGACCGAATTTTTTACCTTAGTTGCCCACAAACTGTTTACAATCTTTTGCCATTCTTTAACACCACGTAGACTCATATGATTAGCTACTTCTGGTGCTGATTGATATTTTAGTATACCTTTTGTAGTATAGTATTGCCAATGTATTTCTCTACTAAAGTGCCAATATACCTCAGACCATCTGTCATAGCCTGGAAAGGGTGTCCAAAATAAAGCATGATCTTTCCAACGCTCAATAATGCGGTCGACCACTTGACAATTTAATCGATGGGCTGCTCCTGCCCATTTAGGAGCTTTATCTGAACCTCTGTAACGATCTCTTTCCTCCTCCGTTAGTGTGTATCTATATTTACGAGGAAAACGATGCGGGTGAGAAAAATTTATGACTGCTGGTTGTAAAGGCAGTTCGTCTAACAGCTTCATAATATCCCAGTTTGAAATAGATCGTTCAGCTACATTAATTGCATTAGGCCAACATGACGCCCATGCATCAGGCCACTCTGGAGGAGCTGCTGAAAATGAATCACCAGCTATTAGGGTGGGCTGTATGCTATCGTTCATAGCTCCGACCGAAGGTCGCCGCGATTTTTTGTCTCTCATCCCAGCTTGTTCTTGTAGCTTCATGACGTTTATGCTGTTCCACATACGTCTTCATCCACATAGAGGTATCCAGTTCATCCTCACCGTCCACGGCAGGACTGCAATCCCAATCACCAGTAGGATCATCCATATTTTCCACTCCGTTGACATAATCACCTGTTCCTGTCATATCAATTGTGAAGCGCACGCCATAGGCATCAACTGTAGGTTTCATCGATATGTTCCATCTATATTGTAGTGTTTGGCATTATACCAGACGCACATGAGGGCTGTTACGATACCGTACTCCGTACGCAGCTTACTGAACCAGGCCCACCACAGCTTCATTCCATTAGGTCCCGCATTAGCTTGTCATAGTTGTTGATCTGGACTGCCACCGCTGGTCCAGTCTGCTTTGGCTTTAAGGAAGATTCCACTTCTTGTAAATGCTTCATCCAATCTAAGAGGTCCTTCTTCGAGTAGATGCCAGTTTCCACCGCCTCTTGTATTTTTTGATCAATCACCGAGTTGATTAGATTGATGCGCTTAATACGATTAAGATATCCTTGCGTGGCGAAGACGGAATCGATATAATTCTTCACCTCCTTCTTTTCAATGACCGCGGTCACGCGGTCCTCGGAGATGCCGTATTCATCCGCTAATTCATCTATCGCCTTACCGGATAGATAATCGTTAGCTAGCGCCAGCATTACAGGGTCTAGAGGAGGAGCCTCTAAAGATTTGTTTAGTGCGTCTACACTAGTTGTTATGTTTGTTTTATTATTAGACTGCATCTTCCACCTCATATAAGATTTGTATGGTGAGATCAGCCATTCCATAGGGATGGAATAGCCCCTCATCGGTTCTAAACTCTAACACTCTAGCCTCTTCTACTTCAAGTGCTCTGTTTGAATCTCTAAAAGTTTCAACGGCATCATCAATCTGCATTCCAAAAGTTTCAGCCTCTCCCAGTGGATCATCATCGTCATAGATGTATCCACGCAGAAATAGATCAATGATACCCTGCCGGGCACCGGCACCGCGTGAGACACGTACCTCACCCTGCGGTATAAATGTGATTGTGGGCCAGTCATTCACCTCATTCAAATATAGATAGCGTTTGTGAACATTGTTCGCAACTGCATCAGTATTTGTTACTAAATGATCTACAAGTGCATCTAAGATTTGTGTACGTCTGGCCATATCTCACCTATCATTTGTTCTATAGTTTTTTTATTTTTCCAACGCTTCCATGAATCTTCATATCTATAGGTATTATTACACCAACGTAGTATATAACGACATACGTCCCAATCATCAATAATTAAAAAGTTATCTTCAAACCAAGAACGACACCACTCAAGCTCTGGCACATCACCGATCTCGGGGTGCGATGTGAATCGCTCAACTCTGCAACATGGATGTAGTATGGACTCTCCAGGCAAGCATTGCTGACCCCATTTATCTACAGGAATTCTCCAAATCCCTGAATCCGCTTCGTAACTAACAGGTGGATTGCCACTCCACCAATAGTTACCAGAGTCATCATCGTCGCCAATACAATTGTAAACCAAAGGACCATAAGTAAACTTCTCTCCCAATTTTTGCAAAATTCCCTTGTAAAAAATTTTAAGATTCAGAAAAAGTTCGGAATCAAACTTCAGTCTATATTACTACTCCCTTAAAGGGATGTCAAGAAATAACCGTGATTTTCAAAAATTCCCAGGTCGAGGCTCTGTGCATGTCCCCCGCGCGTCAAAAAGTTGACAAGTCTTGCTAACCGCCCTACCCCTGCCTGTCAAATGTTTGACACAAAAAAATGCGTTTTTTTACGTTTTTAGGCTTTACATATAGGCAAAATGCGGCTACTGTTAATCATAAGATAAAGGAAAGGGATAAAGAAATGACTAAGCGGATCAAACTTACAAAAGACATTCGGATGGCTTGCTTTGCACGTGACGACTGGACTTGCCGCGCTTGTGGTCATCACGACACGACTGGCGCGTCTTTGCAAGGCGACCACATTATTGCTGTTACTAATGGCGGCAAAAATGAGCTGGCAAACTTGCAGACACTATGCGGCGTTTGCAACAATGCAAAACAGAATACTGATCTGAAACTTAAGAAGCGTGCCGCGCCTAGCATGACGCAAACCCTAGGCGAATATCTGAACATGGTAAACGAAAACCGCGACGTGTTCTATCGCACGCTAAAACAGACACGTATGAAAAAGAATAGAAAGGCAAGGGCATAAGGTAAGCCCTTGTTTTCACTACAAAATAAAAATGATAAGTCACTGAAAACATTAGAAACTATTTTGCATCTGCCCCTTGATTTTGTTACAATGAATGACTATATTAGATACATAAGGTTAATAAAGGAAGGTTTAGAAATGGCTGAATTAATTTTTATCATCACTGTTATTGGCGCTATCGCCAGCCACATTGTTTAATAGGGGGATTACACTATGTTTATCAATCACAGACAAGGCGCATTAAAGCTTATGGTTGTTTTTATCATGCTAGACGTTGCCGCAATTATTCTTAGCGCAATGGCTGGCTATTCGCTGACCGTTATTGATCCGCAAGAGATCGGTTTCTGGATTATGCTTTTTACTTTCTGCATTGGCGTCTTTACTTTCACATGGGCAACCATTGGCGCAATCTGGAATTACATCGACTACAAATCTTTATCATAGGGGGTTATTATGGATTTTGATTTAGACGCAATCGAAAAAGAAATGGACAAGATGACACAAGAAATGTCATCGGAAGAATTAGCCGAAATGGAAAAAGAAATAAAAGATAGCTTTGAATTCGGCAAAACATTTGAAGACATTTTCGGGGCGTAAGCCTCGAATTTGCGCCAGCTGGAACAAAACGTGAACAAACCATAGCCTCGGCACGTATCGTGCAACTTATCCAATGAAATCAAGGTCTTAGCTAGGTACCCCGGGGCCGTCGTAACCCATTGTTTTTAAAGGAAAATAAAAATGATAAGCCATTGATTATAAACGAAACTATTTTTAATCTGCCCCTTGACTTTTAGGGTCACAATGCTTATATATAATATATAGAAAGGAATTAGACATGATTAAAAATATTACAATCTTTGATTTAGACGGAACCATCATCGATAGCTCGCATCGTCAAGCTACACTTCCAGATGGTACGTTAAATTTGGATGAATGGAAGAAAAATTCCACACCAGAAAAGATTTTTGGTGATACAGTTTTACCATTGGCTACACAAGTTCGTAGACGCCAAAAAGCTGGCGATTATGTTATGGTTTGCACAGCTAGAAATATGAGCGATGCAGATTTTGAATTTTTGCAAGATGTTGGTATTTGCCCACACAAAATTATTTCTAGACCAGATGGTAACAATACACCAGATGGTGAGTTAAAAGCGAAACAACTAAAATCGTTTTTATCTCTTAAGCAGTTTCAAAAAGCCTCTAAGGTTATGTTTGATGATGCGGCTTCTGTTCGCTCTACACTCAGACAAATTGGTATAGCGGTTATTCATCCGCAAAAAATCGAAAAAAAAGTTGCTTGACCCCTTGACAAATGGGGTCGCAATACCCATATATAATATAGAAAGGAATTTTATTATGTTTGGATGGATTGGATCAATTTTGGTTATCGCTCAAATGGCTTCACTGTCAATGGGATTGCCTACACATTTTGCAATTATGGTTGGTGCTGTTGGTGCTACCTGTTGGATTGCTCATGCTGTCAATCGCAATGACAAGCCATTGTTATTTGTCAATTCTACTGTTTTAATGTTTGCTTTTGTGGGGTTAATGCCATGATTAAAAAAATCAATCTCAAAAAAATTCTTGTCGCTCTATATCTTGCCTATTCTATCGCTACAGATACGATCATTTGGGGTGGTGCGTTTTATCTCTTAATTAAAGGTGGTTTCTAATGAAAAATCTACAAAATCTAATCAAGCTCAATGAGCTTGCAGAAAATATATATGCCAATGGCAGACGCGTTGCAATCGTTTTAGAGGGTCGCGACGGTGCTGGTAAATCTGGAACGGTTCGCGAATTGACAAGATACTTGCCACCATATACCTATAGGGTGCAACCGTCATTTATGCCAACTAAACGCATGATGAAAAGCTGGTTGCCAGAATGGTCTAAACTGTTGCCACAAGAGGGGCAACTTGTGATTTATGATCGAAGCTGGTATTCACGCGCTTTGCTTCAGCCTGTAATGGGTTGGTGTTCAAATCGTCAATATAAAAACTTTATGCGTGACGTTATCCAATGGGAAGATCACCAGATTGGTTTAGAAATTATCAAAATCTGGTTGTCAGTTGACGAAACCAAACAACGCGAATTGTTAGCCAGACGTGTTGATGATCCGTTGCGTTATTGGAAATATTCAGCCAATGATCCAAAATCGCTAGAAAATTTTGACGCTATTACAGAAAAGAAAGATGCAATGTTTGAATTGGACGACTGGATTGTAGTTGACATGATGAACAAAAATGTTGGTCGCGACAAAACTATAGACTGGATTGTAAGCCTGATTTAGTGAGCGAAAACAAGGGGTTGGCCGGGGACCCGGGGGCGCGGCGATTTTCTCAATGATTACAACAAGTTACGGCGAAAAATAATTTGAAAAAAAATGTTAACCTATTGATTTTAAAGGAAAAGAAAATGCATTTTTTTTCGTCTTACCCCTTGAAATTTGGGTTGCGAATACCCATATATATAATATGAAAACGAGCAATATAGAAAGGTAGGCTCATATGAAAACTCAAAACTATACTTCTGAAATGACTGCACAAATCATCTCTGATTATGAAGCTGGAACGACTGTTGAGGAAATCGCTGAAGCGATCAACAAATCGGTTCGTTCTGTTCGCTCAAAATTGGTTCGTGAAGGTGTGTATGTCTCGAAGCCAAAAACCACTACTCGTAAGGCTAATGAGCCGACAAAAAAGGAATTGCTAATTCAGCTTGAAGCTGTCGCACCTTTTGCTGTCGATGGTTTTATGGGTGCAACAAAAGAGGCGATCAATGACTTACTCGCACACTTGTCGGACGCGTAATCCGATTGCTCGTAGCGTGAGGGCTTTACGCCCTCACGTTATCAAATCGAAAAAAACTTATTCCAGAAAAGGTAAGGCAAAATGGAAACTATCCTTAAATCAAAAAAATCGTTAGCTACTCTCAACAATCGTCAGGCGTTTGATGGTTCAACTAGACTTGCATCATTTGCAGAAATCAGACGGACTAACCAACTGATTCAACACGCAAAAAAGAAGCCGAAAATCGTAGTCAAATCAAGGGGTTAGCGGGGTGCCCCGGGGGCCGACCCGTAAGTCATTGAAATCGTTAAGAAATAAAAATGACAACCCATTGAAAACAAACAAATCTTTTTTTCATCTACCCCTTGAAATTTAGGGTATGAATCCCCATATATATACTATAAGGAGATTTAGACATGATTAAAAATATTTCAATATTCGATTTAGATGGTACTTGCATTGATTCGTCACACCGTCAAGCGACTCTCGCTGATGGTACTTTAAATCTTGCTCATTGGTTTGAAAATGCAACGCCTGAAAAAATCTTTCAAGATAAGCTGATGCCATTAGCGCATCAAATTCGTAAACGTCAGAAAAAAGGGGATTTCACTATTGTTTGCACTGCAAGAAATATGCAAGACGCTGATTTTGAATTTTTACAAAATGAAGGCATTTGTCCTGATAAGATTATCAGCCGTCCAGCTGGTAATATGGAAGCTGATGGCGTTTTGAAGCGCAAACAGCTAAACAGCTTTTTGTCTCTTAAACAGTTTCGAAAAGCCTCAAAGGTTATTTTTGATGATGCCGCAAGCGTCAGATCTGCATTACGTCAAATCGGAATCGTTGCAATTGATCCGAAAAAAATTGAAAAAAAAGTTGCATGACCTCTTGACATTTGACGCATGAATACCTATATATAATATAACACAAACAGAAAAGGGACTACAAGATGGCTTATTTAGATTTCTCACAACCTGCTGACATTTGGCCAAATCCATCAAAGCGTGCGACGCATCTCTATATGGGTCGTGAAGCTGATCGTCTTAACGAGACAAAAGCTGGAATTGGTGTCGATCCAGAAAGCCGCAAAAAAGGCATTGGCGAAGATTTTATTATGCTGACTGTCTATTGGGCGTTTCCAGATCGTGATGTTGCGATGGCTGTTGAAATGTTGGTTCATGCGTATGCGACTGTCCGTTATGGTCGTGCGATTGCATCTGACAAGATCAAATCTGGTCGTTCTGAATTTTTTAACTGTTCAGAAGCGTCAATGCACTCGACTATTGCATCAGCCTACAAAAAAGCAAAGGCTCTCGATTATGATGCGTATGCGATTGGTCGCTATGCGTTGGAATATGTCAAAAAGAATGGCGTTGCTTTTCCGCATGACAACAAAAGAAATTGGGGATATATTGCCCTAAAAATTGTTGAACGTGAATTTGATTTTGAGAAAGGGGAATAGGATGACAGATCCAAAACCAACACCTGATTGCGCAGATTGCGAATGGATTGCGCACGAGACAGACGGCGATTTTGTCGTCTGTCCAGAATGTGCCGCTGAATGGGATGATGACGGTCAACCCGATTGGGCGCAAGAATGGGAAGATTTCGGGGAGGTTTATGATGATGAACCAGATTACATTTAAGCGCGTTATCGTCGCGCTCTATCTCGCGTATAGCGTCGCCACTGATTCTATCATTTGGGGCGGCGCTCTTTACTACTTCTTTTTTCACTAATAAAACAAGGACTTGCGCGGCGCCCCGGGCCGCAAACCCGATTTTGTCAATAAAAACAATACTTTCGCTGGTTTTGTTGATGCGAGAAAAATAAACTTTTTCAAGGGGTTACGGACGAACTCTTAATATTGCCGCAACACTTACGAGCCGATCTTAATCTCATCTCTTAACAGCGCGCTCCTGCGCCAGTGAAAAGTCGAAAGTCGATGGTCAAGCGCCAGTGCGAAAGCGAGCTTGTCAAGTAAAAAATGAATGTCAGTCGGTCGAAAGGTCAAAAAATATTTTGAGTCATGGTACGAGATTCTGTACGATTTGACTTGCTTTTTTGGGTTTTTTTCTGTATATTTATCTCATAAACAATCAGAGAGAAGGAGGCAAATATGCCACAAGTAAATTATACCGCCGAATTGACTGCCGCTATCGTTGACCAATACCAGAACGGTGTTTCTGTTGACGAGATTGCTACCGATATTGGTAAATCTGTGCGGTCTGTACGTTCGAAGCTCGTGCGTGAAGGCGTCTATGTCGCTAAGGCGAAGCCTGCCGCGAAGCGGGATAATGGTCCGACTAAGAAAGAACTCTTGATCGAGCTGGAAAATACTGGCTTCGACGTGAATGGGTTCGAAGGCGCGACTAAAGATGCTATCCTGCGCTTAATCGCACACATGCAATAAGAGATGGGGGCGCAAGCCCCCTCTTTTTTGTCTTTAATTACAACCACTTGTAGCAAAGTGGCAGCAGGCGCCAGCGCGCCAGTGCAAATGCGAAGTAAAAAGTCGATTTACGTGCTAGCATTAGTGCAAAATAGTGTAAAGTCTATAGTCTGGTG